ACCTGCAATCCATGCCGCAGGGCTTGCAAATCCTGATCTACCTAATTCATCACCATGCATAAGCAAAGCGCGGTAGTTTCCAATCTCAACTTCTTGAATGTCCTCTGGGCAATCTTCCCAAATTAAACGCTTTTCTCCTGCAAGGATTTGGCGGCTCATTTCATAAACCATTCTGTCCACATTGTCAGATTTTGGTACTTCTGCCCGCTTGCCACCAATGCGCCCGTGATTTCCCCATTCAGCAATTACTGTGACCTTTTCAAAATTAGCCAACATTGAGCGCACAAAATCCACGCAAAGCCTTGAAACTGTTGTGAACTGTCCAAAAAGTGAAGCATCTATCTGCCATAACTGCGCGGGATAATTAAACAAACCTTCAACCATGTCACCGCCAAACATCACCACACACTCTTTAACAGGGTGATGATGGCGTTGTAAGTCAGTTAGGTGTATGACCTTTTCAGAAAATTGCATAACGCGGTCACGCATAATTTCACTGTTGTAACTGGTTGTAACTTTTGCGCCTTGCCAATCCGTTGAATGGATCAAAGCCACTTCAGCATTTATTTTGCGTTTATCTTTTTGTGGCGCAGAAACAGGTGGCACTGCACCCAATGCAATCATGGCATCATAAGCGCCGCGGTGTGTAGCCTCTACTAAATCTTCACTGCGTTCTTTAGATTGTTTAAGTTGTTTTTGCAAACGCAAAATTACCTGGCGTAATTCTTTAACATCTTCTGACTCAATGCCATCAGGCATGTCTTGTAATCTTTTTTCAAGGCTCATTTGTAAACACGATCTCCTTGCCGTGGTGCGTGTAGCCTTCTTTATCTATCCAACTATCTTCATGTTCTAAATTAGAAGTAATCCGCACTGACTTTGCCGCATCAAACATCAACGCAACAATGGCAGGATCAATGTCCTCAATGCCTAAAAGCGCACCCCACATGCGGCCTATAGCCGTAAAATTCTTGCGAGCGCTTCCATACTCATTTTGGCGATCATCAAGAACTTCTTTTACTCTTTTGGACACCTGCAAGTTCCATTTCTGTGAATTCTAATTGTGTCTGAACTACATTTATGTCCTTCAGATCGCAAAGCCTGAACAATTAAATTAACAGGGTAATTTTTTTCCCATGCCTCATCTAATGTTTTTTTATCTTCTTTGCTCAGTGAGTCATACATTGTTTGGTATGCACAAACCGCTCCAAAACGACTAGCGGTGCGTTTGTTAATTATTTCTTGAAATGCGTTATTTAATGCCATGTGTTGCCTCCTTACGCAAAGCGTACCGCAAAGTAAAAAGCCCTGCGTGAGCAGGGCCGTTTACTTGATCCGTTTACTTTTTAGGCGCGGGTTTCTTCTTGCTCACCTTTGCCAACTTGTCAATTTCTGCCGTGGCTACATCTGCCAACAAACCAAATGCAGGGTCACTTTTATCAATCCCGCGGATTGCAGGGCCAACAACTGCGGCGGCTGTAGCAAATCCCAACGCTTTAATGTCGGTTATTCCTGCGGCGTAAAGCGCAAGAGCGGTAACTGCAAAGTGACGCAATGCAGATTTCAACATGTCTATGTGCTTCTTATTCATTTTTGCTCCTTTGGGCGGGCTACCGCCATGATTGTTTTGTAGTCACGCCTTCTAAGGTAAAACCCATCACCGTTTGACTGGCTTCCTGTTTTACCGCTAGAAGTATTGCCCTCAAACACTTGTAGGTATTTAAGTTTTGTGTGGTGAAATTTAACAATGCCCACATGATCAGGTTGAGCATCATCATCAAATTGAAAAAAAACAAGATCGCCCGCTTGAGCCTGACCGATAGGCACAAGTTGATTGTTTTTTGTTAGGTACTTTAACCATGCATCACAAGAAGCAAAACCTTTTTTAGTGTTGGCTACTGTCTTGATCATGCCTGCATCAAAATACATTTTTGATGCGGCCATAGCGCACCAGGGTTGATTGTTTAACCCAAACCATTCACCAAATGTTGTGTTGTTGTTGGGGCGTTCTGTGTAACCTATTGATGCTTTGCAAAAATTTAAAACATCTTTAATCATGTTACCTCCCTATTGTCTTACCGCTTTTAGCACTGCCACTTCTGTAATTAGTAATTGTTGATTTCTGTGAACTTCTTTTAGTTGTTGTTCCATGCCGCGCCCATCATTAAATAACGCGTATTCAATTTTTGACAATTTAGTATCTTGCGCGGTTAGCCGTGTGTCAATTTTGCGCCAAATCTTAAACCCGCCAACAACTAAGGCTATAAGTTGAGCCAGGGCAAGGGTAGTGTCTAAAGTAATGTTCACGGGAAAATGTTACCAATTATGTCCAGGTAATGACGCGGACAGTTCCAGTGCTATCTACAATTTTTGCCTGGTTAGTTGTAATGTTTAACCATGCATCACCAATGCGCGGGTATGTTGGATCTGAAGTTACATTAGGAAATGTAAAGCGCGTAGCCGTTTCTAATTTATTTAGGCGGTTGTTAATGTCTGCAAACATGCGTTGCAAATCAATTGGTTGATTGATGTATGGCATTAGGCTTCTCCCGCTCCTTGTGCAAGGGTTAAGGTTACGCGCTCAGGGCCATCTTCACCTGGCTGAACCGTAAGGCCAACAATGCGATAAATCTCATCTAGTGTGTTAGGAAAACGGCTATCCGTAATAATAATACGAGCATCATCACCTAATTGGTAAGTGCCAAATACAGGATCAACATAAGCAGGCACAACAATTTTTAACACTGTTGGCGGGTAAGAAGTTGCTAAAGATTGCGCGTTGGCTAATTCTTGTAAAACTGTTGTGTCTGTAATGTCAGAATAATTAGATGTAGTTTCAAGCAATGCCCAACCCGCTACAAGTTTTGTAGCGTCTTGTCCTACGGCAATCAATTTGCCTTCATTAGATCCAGCGCCTAATGCATAAACAGTATTGGCTACAACTGAACCATCTTCAGGGTATTCATACTCTACCATGTTGCCCGCAGGAAAAGTAAATACAGGAACATTTACATTACCAAATGTGTAGGCAGTTCCACTGCGCGGGTAATAAGTGTTAAAGTTTTTAACAGGCAAACCTGTAATACCGTCATACTCAACATCAATAGAAAAATCAAAACCATCACCCTGACGGCTAAGATCTTGTACAGCCTGAAATACATTTTTTAATTCATAATTGTAATAAGTACGACTTACCAAAATTCCTGATGTGGTTTGGCCTGCGCTGTTATAGCCAACGCCAATGTCACCATAAGTTGCATTTTGCGCATCTTCAATAAGGGTTTTAGCAATTACTAATTGATCAATGTTTGTAAATTGAACATCTTGAGTAACGCGCCTATGATCAAAATAGGAAATCCATTCTTGCGCGCTAAAAGAAAGGGTTTGTGAATTGCTGTTGTATGAGCGCCCCCAAATAACCCCACCCCATACTAAAACGCCATCACGATCTACATACAATCCGCAATGAGCAGGAATAGTTGAAAGTTCAACATTGTATTTATTGGCGTTTACGCCTGACAAAAGCAAGTGACCTTGAAAAGTTCCAGGTTGATTAAGTTGTTGGGTAAACCCAACACCAGTTAAAGGAAGTTCTCCAATAATTGTGTTGCTTAATAAATCAACAAAAAGATAACGGTAAGTGGTAGCCATACTTAAATACCACTATCTGTTTTCAACTCCCACCTGCAAGTATCTTCATTGAAATAATTAGCCCATTCAGGTTTTGGCGGTATAAATGCATCTTTAATTGGATCATAAACCCAAGAAATTCCTGCAAAATTTTTACGAAAATTATGATTGTAAGAAGTTTGAACCCATTGTGTATCTTGCCCATAAATAGATTTACAAAACGCAATACCAATTTCTTCTTGTTCAATACCGTTTTCATCTAATAAAACATTATTGTTTACAACAATAACTGTTTTTACAATGTTGTTTTCATCTATTTCTGCAAAATGCGCCATAACTTTATCCAATCACTATAACTACAAAACCTGAACCGCCTGTAGGTGTGCTATTAGAACCGCCACCGCCATTTCCTGTGTTTGCTGCGCCGCTTGTGCCGCTATCACCTGCTGCGCCTGCTGCATAAGTAACTGACGATCCAGTTAT